AAGTAATAATCCTCTGGGGTTTAGTAGCCCTAGCCCCAGGGGAGCTTTTTTAAGAAAGGAATACAATGGCAGCCACCTATGTAACCAAAGCTGAGTTACGTACCAATTTAGGTATTGGCTCTTTGTATACCGATGCAGTAGTAGAAGAAGTTTGCCAAACCGCACAAGATTTACTCAATCAGTATTTATGGTTTAATGATGCACCAGTAGTAGCAGCTGGATTACAAGATAATGTGGCTACTTTAGTATTAGCAAACCCAGGCATATTTGTAAAAGGTCAAAGCGTAGCCATAGAAGGTTGCGGATCAACTTATGGTGGCCAACATACAATCACTGGCACGATACCTGGCATAAACATTCCGGTATCAATATCTACAGCATTTTATACGTACTTTAATAACTATGCATGGCCTAATGGCTATTCATTTATTCAATTTGCAAAAACACACGCAGATGACCCATTCCATAGGATTCTTCCGTACGGCAAAGCAAGTGGCCAAGATACGAAAGAGGCAGATTACTCTGTGGTACCCGCAATCAGAGAGGCAGCGATGATCATAGCTGTCGATATATGGCAAGCACGTCAGGTGAGCCAGACTGGTGGGGTAGGCATGGATGGGGTCAGTGCTAGCCCATATCGGATGGGTTACCAACTCATTAATCGAGTTCGTGGCCTCATCCAGCCATATTCAGCGCCTGCATCACTGGTAGGTTAATATGCCAGCTGCGATTACCACATTACGTAGCACATTAGCAACAGACTTAACTAATAATGGCGTATGGTCAGTCTTTGCTTTTCCTCCAAGCACTCTTCTCGCAAACAGTGTCGTGATCACACCAGGTGATCCGTATATTGTACCAAGCAACAATGACCATGTAACAGTATTGCCATTAGCAAATTTCAAAGTTTTAATAACTAAACCTGCATTAGATAATCAAGGTAACTTGGCTGGTATGGAAGATTACATATTGGCCGTAGTAACAAAGTTAGCTGCATCAACACTAACACTAAACATATCAAGCATTTCAGCTCCAGCAATCGTAAGCGCTCAAAGTGGCGATTTATTGGTGTCTGAAATAACAGTATCAATCCTAACGAGCTGGAGTTAATATGAGCAAAGAAGAAGATTTAGCCTTTCTAATTAAGACAGGCCAAATAAAGGAAGCACCAAAAGAAAAAGCAACAACTAAAAAGGAAGAGGAATAACAGTGGCCATATACTTAAATAATAACGTAGGTATAAAGCTAGCGACCAACGCTGCGCCTACTACACCATCTGTTGATATAAGCGATGTTGTATCTAGCGCTGTTATCAACCAAATTGTAGATGAGCTCGAAATCACCGCCATGGGAGATTCTAGCCATCGATTTGTGGCTGGATTACAATCTGGCACATTCACAATCGACTTTATGAATGACTGGGCATCTTCAGAGGTTAGCCAAACTCTTAATGATGCATTTGGTAAAACCATCTCAGTATCAGTTATTACTGTTAAGGGCACAGCCGTATCAGCTGCAAACCCAACTTACCAATTCTCAATCTTGGTAAACAACCTAACACCAATCGGATCAGCCGGAGTAGCCGAAATTGCTACATCTAGCATTACCTTTACTGTAAACTCCGCAATAACAGTATCGCCATCAGTGGCGTTCTAATTAAGGAGTAACAATGGCAAAGCTAAAGATAACAAGGGCTAATGGTGAAGTATCAGAGCACAAGATAACACCAGGTGTCGAGTACGCTTTCGAATTAAAGTATGGCGCAGGTATTAGCAAAGTCTTACGTGAGCATGAACAACAGACCCATATTTATTGGTTAGCTTGGGAATGCTTACGTAGGGCTGGCGCACAAGTATCTTTGTTTGGAGTTGAGTTTATAGACAGCCTAGAAACTGTCGAGGTATTAGACGAAGAAAAAAAATAATAAAGCGGGATTCTATTGTTTATGGCATAGCCGCATTAGCCGTAGAAACTGGGATACCGCCTAGCGAGTTTATCAATATGGACTCGGAGATGTATCGGGCTATTATTCAAGTAATAACCGATAAAGCTGAAAGGGTTAAAAATGCCAGTAGAGGTCGTAGGCGTTAAAGACGTACTCAATGGGCTTAGCTTTATTGATGAAGATTTGAAAAATAAGATTAGCCGTGCTATTGATCCATTAATGCGAGCAGTAGCAGAAAAAGCCAAAGGCTTTGTGCCATCTAATGCACAGGTGTTATCAGGTTGGTCTAAGCCATTATCTTCTGCTATTGAGCGACCATTCCCCAAATATGATTCCACAGTAGTTAAAGCGGGTATCGGATATAATCCTGGAAAGAATGTGGCAACCAAGAATGGTTGGCAAGTAAGCCAATATGTTTACAACGTTAGTAGGCCTGGTTCTATATATGAAACTGCCGGAAGATTAAACCCACAGGGTAGAGCACCATTTACATTTAGGCATGAGGGTAGTGGTACTTACGTAAGAAAGTCTGCTAAGAGCCAAGCGTTAGATTTCTATGATTCTAATAACCCATTTGCTAGCCAACAATTTATAGGTGCTTTAGAGCCAGTAACCAAGCCTAAGCGAGTACCTGGTGCACGTGGGGCGACTGGTCGAAAGATGCAAGGCCGTTTAATTTACAAAGCATGGGCACAAGACAACATTAAAGTTTATGAGGCTATATTAAAAGCAATCGATAAAACAGCTGTGGAATTTACACGCAAAACTGAAATTAAGAAGGTGGCATAGTGGCCAATATATTTGTAGCAGCCTCGTCCACCTGGAATGGCAAGGCTCTTAAAAAGGCTAAGCAAGATGTAAGCGTATTTGATAAGCAAGTAAACAAATTAGGCAAGACTTTATTAGCTGCATTTAGCGCTAGGTCTTTATACAATTACAGTAAGAACGCTGTTAAGGCATTTGCAGCCGATGAGAAAGCAGCAAAGTCTTTAGAGGTTCAGTTAAAAAATACAGGATTTGCATTTAGTTCACCAGCTGTAGAGTTATATATAGCCAATTTACAAAGAGCCACTGGCGTTTTAGATGACCAGTTAAGACCAGCATTTCAGCAATTATTAACTGTTACAGGTTCAATTACCCTAAGTCAAGAAGCATTAAACACAGCGCTTAACGTATCAGCAGCGACAGGTCGATCTTTAACTGAGGTTACAGCTGCACTGGCAAAGGGCTATGCAGGCAATACAACATCATTAACTAGATTAGGTGCAGGATTAAGCAAAGCCACGCTAAAGGCTGGCGATATGAATGTGATACTTGGTGAACTTAATGATAAATTTGCAGGTCAAGCACAAGCTAGATTAACTACTTATGCTGGCAAAATGGATTTATTAAGAGTAGCCAGTGAGAATGTAAAAGAAGAAATTGGCAAAGGTATATTAGGCGCTTTAGATGCGCTAGGTAAAGATACAAACTTAGCTGAAACCACAGCTAAAATGGAAAAATTAGGCAAGACCACAGGCGAAACAATTACAGGTTTAGGCGTATTAATTAAAACTATTGCAGATATACCAGGTGTTAGCGCTATTGGTAAAGCAGTTTATGAAACTAGTATACCTGGATTATTAGCTAGATTAGCCAGAGAAAACCAAAAAGGTAAATTCCCTACTGCACCCGCTAGAGAAACCCCAGCACAAGGTCGTATCTTAGCTGCACAAAGAAGGCAAGAATTAAAGGCATCACAAGATTTATTAAAGTTAAAGAAACAAGAAGTAACCACATTAAAGGCTAAAACAGCTATAGATCAACTTAAAGACAAGTTTGATGTAGAGCGTATAGGTTTGACTAAAGCGCTGAATGAAGCCACAGATGAAGAAACCAAGTTACGCATTAAAGGTCAGTTAGCCATATTAGATAACAATGAGGCGCTGGCTAAAAAGATATTGGAAGAAATGAAAGCCGCCGAAGCAGCAAAGAAATTAGCAGATGAGTTTTTAGCTGCGGCAGATCGTTTAGGCACATTTGATCCAGCCAAGTTTAGAATAGGCGAGAATAAAGATTTAGGCCTAGATGCTATGCAAATTTTGGCAGCTATGATGGCTATGCAAGGTGCTGCAAGTGGCTTAGTGCCTTTAGCTGGTATGGGTGGCAAGACTAGGAAGGCAGCCGACACATTAGCCTATGGTCAAAAATACACAGATCTAAACGAGGTATTAACTGGTGGCAGCGTATTTGATCCAAGTTTCTTTAGACGTGGTGAATCAGCAGATTTAAGGATAACTGTAGATACAGCTGCTACAGGCGATAGATTCGCAGCATTAATAGCAGAAAGTTTACAGATAGCCCAGAAGTCTGGCGTATCGTATGGAATTGCTGGCGGTCTATAATGGCTGTGCCTACGATCAATGCAGTAATTAATTTTAGTACTGGCCCATCATTTGCACAGGCTTTTCTAGTCGGATCAGGCATCTTAGGCACAAACGTATTAGCAGATAGCGCAGCTGTAATTGTCGATGTATCAAATCAAATAGACAAGATAGAAACTGCTAGAGGTCGTAACCCATTAAGCGATGAATTTCAAACAGGCACACTATCTCTACGCATCATAGATCAGAATGGCGATTTCAACCCACAGAATACATCTAGTCCGTATTACACATATTTAACACCTATGAAGAAAGTGCAGATTACTGCTACCTATAATTCTATTACTTATCCGATATTCTCAGGATTTATTACAAGTTACGTTACAACTTATCCTAAAGAAGCAGAAGATGTAACCTATACAACCATCCAGGCTGTAGATGCTTTTAGACTTGCCTACAATGCTCAAATAAGTAACGTGGCAGGATCAAGCGCTGGCGATTTGAGTGGCACACGTATAAACCAGATTCTAGACGAAATTGACTGGCCACAGTCTATGCGTGATATTGATGCGGGTCTAACTACATTACAAGATGACCCTGGCACAGCTCGTACAGCATTAGCTGCATTACAAACTGTTACACAGTCAGAGTATGGCGCATTTTATGTAGATGCCGATGGTGAATTTGTATTCCAAGATAGATCAGTTACAGCTGGCTCTATTGCAGCCACACCTACAGTCTTTGCTGATGATGGCTCAGGTATTGAGTATAAGAACGTGGCTTGGATATTAAACGATACGCTGATATTTAATAAAGCCACTATAACTAGGGCTGGCGGTACTGCCCAAGTAGCCACTAACCAAGCCTCTATCGATAAATACTTTCTGCACAGCTACTTCCTAGATGGCCTACTCATGCAGACAGATGCGGTAGCCGATGATTACGCTAGGGCTTATGTGGCAAGTAGGGCTGAAACCTCTATCCGATGCGATGCTATAGAGCTTGATCTTTATACTCCTAACTACAACTCAGGTATAATAGCTGCACTAGAATTAGAGTTTTTTGACCCTATTACAGTCAAGACTACCCAGCCAGGTGGTTCTGTATTAGAAAAAACATTACAGATATTTGGTGTACGAAACTTTATCACTCCAGGCAGTTTTAGAGTGGTATTCACTACACTAGAGCCAGTGATAGATGGATTCATAATCGGCACTGATTATGGAAAACTTGATCAGAACGTATTATCTTACTAAGGAGAAAAAATGGCAACATGGCCAGGCGCAACAGGTGATGTAGTAACTTCCGCTATGTGGAATGGCCTACCAGCCTACACAGTACAGACTGCTAAGACAGCCGACTATACAGCTGCTAGTGGTGATGAATACCAACAGTTAATACCAATGAACAAAGCCACAGCGATTGCGTTTAAGATTCCAACCGATGCTACATATAACTTTCCTGTAGGTACTGTTATCACAGTATTAAATATCGGTGTAGGAGATTGCACGATCAGCGCAGTAACTTCTGGTACTACCACAGTATTAAGCGCAGGGGCAACACCAGCTGCACCGGTGCTAGGTCAATACAAGACGGCTGCATGTATTAAGACAGCTGCTAACGCATGGTATGTAGTAGGTGGCGTAGCCTAATGATTGGCAATTTAATACCTGGCTTAATTAGCTTAGGCGTAGCGCCTGTAACTAGCAGTTATGAGTCTATTGCCACTGTAACTGTTGGCTCAGGTGGAAGTTCTAGCGTTACTTTTAGTTCAATATCTAGCGACTACTCACATTTACAAATTAGAGGAATTGCAAGAAGTAATCAAAGTGTTACTGCGCAAGAATTATCAATAACTTTTAATGGTGTTACTTCAGGTTATGGAAGACATACATTGTATGGCACTGGTACATCCGCAGTAGCTGATGCTAGAGGTTATTCAGATCCAGCATACTATTTACAAATGATTACTGGTGCTAGTGCTGGTTCTAATACTTTTGGAACAGTTATAATGGATATCTTAGATTATAAAAATACAAACAAGTTTAAGACTATCCGATCTTTGGCTGGTTATGATAACAATGGAAGCGGTTATATCTTTTTGAATTCAACTTATTTTGGTTCTACTAATGCAATAAGCAGTATGACTATTGAACCATTTGGCGGATACAATTTTGTTCAATACACCCAATTCGCCCTATACGGCATTAAGGGGGCATAATGGCATCTACATACGAAAAAATAGCGACAACTACTTTGGGTACTGCGGCGGCATCTACAACTTTTAGTTCTATTAGTGGTTCTTATACTGATTTAGTTTTAGTAATGAATTTAACTGGTGTTAGTACTGGTGGTTATGCTGCGGGGGTTCAATTTAATTCTGATACTGGCAGTAATTATAGTGGTACTAATCTTTATGGTACTGGTTCTTCTGTTGCAAGCACTAGAACTTCAGGCGCAAATACAGTTTATATTTATGGTACTGATATTGGAATAAGTAATGCTGTTTCAACAAGCATAACTAATTTTCAAAATTATTCAAATACTACTACCTATAAAACTTTTTTAACAAGACACGGGCAGGCTGGTACTGGCACTTTGGTTAATGTTGGTTTATGGCGTAGTACTTCTGCCATAACTTCAATAAAAATTGAAATTTATACTGGTACTTTTTCTAGTGGCTCAACTTTCACACTCTACGGAATACTAAAGGCATAATATGGCAACCTATACACTTATCAGTTCAGTAACAGTAGGCTCAGGCGGTGCGGCTAATATAGAGTTTACTAGCATACCTGCTACATATACGGATTTACTTGTTAAAATCTCAGGTAGATTTACAGTAGATTCTGCCTCTGCATTTCTTAGATACAACGGCACAACTACTAATGGCAGTTCATTATGGATAGAGGGTAGTGGTTCTGCTGCAAGTTCTAGCACAGATGGTTCTAATCAGTATGGACCAGTTCACGGCATAGTTAATTCTACTAAAACTGCTAGTGTTTTTGGTAATGCTGAAATTTACATTCCTAACTACACTTCAAGCAATAACAAATCATCTAGTAGTGATGGTGTAACTGAAAATAATGGAACTGCGACTACTATGGCTTTAGGTGCAAATCTTTGGTCTAATACTGCTGTAATCAGTTCAATTCAAATAGTACCAGCAGCGGGTGGAAACTTCGTTCAATACAGCACCGCTTATCTATACGGAATATCCAACGCATAACGAAAGGAAAACAATGCCAACTAAACTAATTGTAGATTGCTCTACTGGGGTTACTACTGAGGTTGAACTAACCGCAGAAGAAATCGCAGAGCGTGAGGCTATGGCTGCTGAGTATGCAGCGCAGAAAGCCCAAGAAGAAGCAGACAAAGCAGCTAAGGCTGAGGCTAGATCACAGCTATTAGATCGTTTGGGTATCACAGAGCAAGAAGCACAATTACTACTAGGCTAATGAAACCTTGGTTATGTGCAGCTGGTGTGCAGTTAAGAGATCAGATTGATACCTGGTATCCAGATCGCCGCTCTACCAGTGATGGGTGGATTGGTGATGCTCGTCATAGCGCCACCAAATCGGATCATAATCCAGACAAATCTGGGGTCGTCCGAGCCATTGATATTGATTCTCGCCTGGATTCATCCGAGCAGATCTCAATATATTTGGCTGACCAAATCAGAGTCTGTGCGAAAACCGATAAGCGTATATCTTACGTAATTCATAATGGCTTTATAGCATCAAGAGTATTTGGTTTTAAGTGGCGTAGGTATCGTGGCATTAATCCACATAAGAAGCACATCCATATTAGCTTTACTAAGGCAGGCGACAAAGACGGCAAAGAGTTTGATATACCACTACTAGGGGGAAAAATATGAAGATAACAAAAAAGCAGAAGGCCATACTAAAATCCTATGCACGTGGAGTATTAGTATCTTTCTTAACATTTTTAGCAAGTAATGAATTAGGTTTAGATCCAGCATTGTCTGTAGTAGTTGCAGCTTTGGCTGGTCCGGCAGCTAGGGCTTTAGACAAATCCGATAATGCTTATGGCATCGGTGCTAATGAAAAATGAGTCCAGCAGAATGGGCTGGCTTTGGCGCTGGCGTTATGGCCGTGCTATCAGGCGGGCTAATCGCATTACGTTTTCTCGTTAAAGGTTGGTTAAACGAGCTGCGACCAAATGGTGGCTCTAGCATGAAGGATCAATTAACTAGACTAGAACAGCGTGTCGATGAACTATTCATTATCATAAGTAAGCGACAATAGCAATATGGCTACTGCACGTAAACGCAAGAAGGTTAATAAGCGCAAGGGTAAATACACCCATGAGCAGATCAATACTAAGTTAGATACCTATGCTATAGCGTTGCGTGAGTTTTATTTAAGTCTAAGACGTGCAGGCTTTCCAGCAGATCAAGCTTTAGGTATGTGTGATCGTAATGCTTTCCCAGACTGGCTAGTGCCATCTAGCCCAGACTTTAATCCAGTTAATCCAGACCATGACCCCTACGAGGATGAGGACGATAATTAAGCGTTGGCTAGTAATCAGCGATTTACAAGTACCATACCATCATGAGCAGGCAGTCAAAAATGTTATTAAGTTGGCAAGACGTGAGAAGTTTGACGAGGTTTTATGTGTTGGTGATGAGATCGATTTTCAAACCATTAGCCGATGGGCTGAAAAAACACCTTTGGCTTATCAGCAGACTATTCACCAGGATCGTGAAGAGTGTAAGCAAATATTGTGGGATCTCGGAGAGTACAGCCGAGAGATGCATATTATCCGCAGTAATCATAGTGATCGCTTATATAACACTTTATTAAAAACACCTGGCTTAATCAGTTTGCCAGAGCTGCAATACCCTAAGTTCATGGGCTTTGCTGAGATGGGCATGACCTACCATAAGACAGCTTATGAGTTTCACCCAGGCTGGGTTTTATGCCATGGCGACGAGGGCAGCATGAGCCAGCATGCGGGCATTACCTCATTAAATTTAGCAAAAAAGTATGGCAAATCCGTAATTGCGGGGCATAGCCACAGGTTGGGCATGAGTGCCTATTCAGAGGCTATAGGAAGCCATTACAGGCCTTTATATGGCGTTGAGGTAGGTAACCTTATGAATCGACAGAAAGCCTCTTATTTGCGTTATTCTGCCGCAAATTGGCAAATGGGCTTTGCTATACTAGAAGCTACAGGTAAAAGCCTAACCCCTACCCTAGTGCCTGTAAACAGAGATGGCTCTTTCACAGCGCTTGGCAGGCATTACAGCTAATAACGTTATCAAATCGTTATCAAATATACCCTCTAAATCATCCACAAAGTCATACACAGGTGTAACACTATTGCTATGCCACAAAGCGTGAGCATAGAAAGTAGGGCTACATGTACACAGAGCTTAAAGACTTTGGGTATTTAATCATGTGGGGCATAGTCGTAGGTTTATTACTAACCTGGGCTATTGGCACATATATAGAAAACATTAAAACTATACATTACTGGCGAGGCCGTAAAGATGGCTGGGATATGCATAGAAGGATGGTCGATAACGATGTCCACAACAACTGAGAAACTATTCGCAGATGCAACAGAGCTTATACACGCAAGGGGTTCACAGTACGGACACCCTTACAGTCAACATAGTCGTATTGCCGAATTATGGTCTGCTTATTTTCATTTTCCGATTACAGCAAACCAGGTGGCTATGGCCATGTGCTTGGTCAAGATCAGTAGATCAGTCGAATCGCCAGAGGTATCAGACCACTACAAAGATGCAGCTGCGTATATTGCTATTGCCAAAACATGCCATGAGGCGATGCAAGACAGCGCTCTAGATTGGCAGGCATGATGGCTTTCGATTTGAGTTTATATGAACCGGTTGATGAAAGACTACACAAATGGTGGAAGGAGTTCCCAGATGGAAGATTGGAAACAGAAATTATCGAGGCCTCAAACACTCGATTCATTGTACTTTGCAAGTTATACAAGACAGAAGCAGATTCCAAGCCGTGCTCTACTGGGCTTGCGCTTGAAACTATTTCTGATAGGGGTGTTAATGCAAATTTCGCTTTACCTAATGCGGAAACAAGTGCGATTGGTCGAGCGCTTGCGAACGCAGGTTTTTCAGCTAAAGGAAAAAGACCTAGTAGAGAAGAAATGGCTGCCGTCAATTCTAAACAGGAAACATATTCAGTAGAAAACAAGCTAGAAGACCCGCAACAATGGGCTACTAGTGACTGGGTTGCAACTGTGCCAGAACAACCTAAACCACCTGTTGATTGCTGTGAGAAAGGCATGACTTTACGCACAGGATTTAGCAAGACAACCAAGAAGCCGTTTTATGGCTATGTATGTCTGGGCAATATAAAAGAACATGCTAAATGGGCATCACAGACTAGCACAGGCGCTTGGTACTTTAAGGATAAGGAGTAGATATGGGCTATATCGCTTTCATCAATGGCAGTGGTATTACTGTCGAAATGGATGATAGTGGTGTGCATCTAGTTAAATCTGTTATCACATGCGAGATGTGTGGCGATGATAGAGTTTTCAAAGATGGCACATGCTTTCGATGCCATGAATTGATAGCTCGTGACTAGATTC